GAAGATGACGAAGACGTTCCTTTTACGCGATATTCAGGTAGAGAATACAAATTCGTTAAAATGAACATGGCATATGATAATTGGAATACATGGGAACCCAAAAATCCGTCAGAACGGATGTTAAAAAATGCCATAGATAGTAATGAACACATCAGATCCAGAGGGATGGACGACGACTTCTGAATATTTTAAAATATACGGTGATGAAAGTTCTAATTCCGAAACAGATACGGAATCGGATACGGAATCGGATATAGAATCTATAAATGTTGGTATGCTCAAGGGGTATCTAAAACCACAATACTACAAAAAGATTTTAGTCGAAGAAGAATTACTCCCAGATTAAAATCTCAGGATACTATATAAAAATGTCTACTGCTGCTGAAACTGTTACACTCGTCACGCGCGAACTCGAGTCGCAATCCCTGAACGCGATCGTCGCCGGTTTTTCATTCGCGGCCGCCCTTTCGTGGATGGATTTGGTAAGATGGTTGGTTAACCAAGTTGTAAAGGTTAACAAGAACGGCGGTATGAACTACACGCTCACTGCTTTGTTCACGACCCTCTTGTCTATCTTGGTCTACGTCGGTATCTCTCGTGTTTCCACGCGTGTCCAAAAGCCAGCGCAACCAATCTTCGCGGTTACTCGATAAGCTTTGGTTTTTTCATAACCAGTAATAAAAATAATCCGGTTGCGACTATCATGAATATAGATATAAACGCATCCCATCTATGCGGATCCTCTAATTCGGGGATACTCATAGGTGGTGGAAGAGAAAAGTCTCTTTCCAAATTAGTCACGTTCTCGAGTTTATCAGTAGAACACGTTACAGCAAGTTTAAGTATATGGTTCGCGTTTCTAAAATCATAGGGTATTAATCGGTTATTGCTACTATAATAAAACTGTACCCTTAAACTCGATATCGTTTTTTGTGACCCAGAATCAAAATTGTGTTCAACCGTATCATCGACACCCGAATAATTGATCACGTCACCGCACAAAAGTATACGTCCTGTATAAAAAGGTATTTCAGAAAACACGGTTTTGTTAAATTCGTCGGAGCCACTACTCAGTTTAACAATAATCGCATCCGCACCTTGTAAATTAATGCTCCCCGTTTCGAGCGTTGTTCCAGAGGAGGCTACGTTACTTGCTGGTAAACCTAAAATATCGTGTGGTGTCGTGTACCCACTCGAGCCAGTCGCGTACCCATTCGTACCCCCGTAAAACTCAAACGTAAAAGGTGCACTACCCGTAAACGTTATGGCATTCGTTTCCTTATCAAATATAGCAGATGTAATATCAGATGAAGCCGATACAATAGCTTGTGCCAAATCTTGACCACTATAGTTTCCTATTGGTATGGTGACTGGTGTACCATTTATATCAAACTGGTTATTTCTATCGTGTATGAGGTACTGACTATTGTGTATACGTGCAGAAATGAGCGATATTTTTGTCACGTCATAAATGGGATTTTTTAAGTGGACGACGTAATCACCTGGGTTTGGGTACAGAACAGGATCGCGTTCGCTACTGTCTATATCTAAGGTATGTACCTTCATTAAAATATATGAACAATATTTTAATGAGTGTATATCACGATTCAACAACTATTTATTTAATTACGAGAGACTGTGAACCAGTGGATTATTTGCGAGCTGTCTTTTAGCCACATCTAAGCTTGTACTCGATGCATTTGGATTATAGTGACCCTTGTATGCATTGAATTTATGGTAATCATTGTTTCTATATTGTTGCGTCCATGCACCATCCGCGGCGTTTACTCTTCCGTCAATTCGTGTTGTATCCGAACGAACACTCGTGACCATACCACCTTGGTTAAGAGCATCGGCGCGAACATTCATTCTCCCTGGACCAGCCATACGGTTCGCTTTACCACGACGGTCATCTGGTCTGAACCCATATTTCATGAGTTCTTCAACGGTGTGTTGCGTACCATACGTCCTCTTCTCACCAATTTTGCTCGCTGGTGAACTCAAATACCCACCAACAAAACTACTTATACCCGGTGCAGGTTGGTTATTGTACTGATACTGCTCCAAGTTACCATCCTTCTTGTTACGCGTCGGTTCTTGTGCGCGTGTAAGCGCAGAAACCGTCCTCTTTGCACTCGCGTACCCCAAAGTATCTGTACGTAACCCGGTTTCGGATCTATTCGTAGTTCTCTTCGTTCGCTCGTGTTCAGCTCTTGGTGTTCTACCACCCATACCTTGTGCTCTACCTGGTACTGGTGGAAGTCTACCTTGAAGAAAAGCGGTCTTTTCCGGTCTGTTGTGTGAAACTTCACCAATAATACCTCGTCGACCACCTTTGGAATCGTAAGCTGGACCAGATCTACCCGGCAAAGTTGTTAAACGGTATGCACCGACATTTTCTGGGTTAACACGGAACAGCTGTTGATGACCACCAAATGCAGGTACATCCGGACCAACACCTAAACCTGGACCAACGAGTTGTTTCTCAACTGGTGAAAGATTATTCATTCTACCCGCGTCGTACATTCGGTTTCGCATATCCAGTATTTCACCTCCGGAAGATCTACGTTGTGGTGCAATTTCAGCAAACGAACCCATTTCTTCCTTGGACGTATACGATGGTTCAACCAATGGTGATAAAGGACCTAAATAATCAGATTCTATGGTGATATCTCTGTTTGCAAATTCGGAAGAGACTTCCTGTTCTTGAATAGGGTTACCTTCTACTGTATACATTTCATTTGGACGACTTAATTTTCGACCAGCATAAACTAAACCGGCTATAGCCAATATTGAGATGGGATCAGCCATTCTTATTTCTTATTAAGATTTTTATTGAGGTATCTTTGCTGAAACAAACCATTTTGTGTTTCTGCTCGTGTACTCATGGGTTCGTATGTTTGTGTTCGAAGTGGAACTTTACATTCGACGTTTTGGAGTGGGTGGAAATTTCTTTCGTACGTTTTTGCCAAGACCTTGTTAAATCGGGACGTGGATTGGGGTCTGAGTTGATCGGAAGTTTCTATGTATTGCGCTGGTGCACCTTTACCCGCCATGTACGGCGCAGTTCCATACAACATCGTGTTTGGGCGACTTGAACCGTAATTCAGGGTACTGGGCTGGGGATACACAAAAACTTCTTCAGTTGCACACACGGGTGGAACCGCGTGATCTTGTACAACTTTCATGCCTGGTTGGAGTTGATACGCCATTTATTATTACAAAATATTTTGTTTAAGCAAATCGAGTATCTACTTTACTTTATTTAATTTATATGATTTAGTTTCTCACGTCCCCGTTTGGTGCTAAACCGGAAAAGGCTTCGAGTTGTACGCCTCTTGCATCTGGATCACATAATCTTGGGTCTTGTCTACACGTGTTTTGTCTCTTACCGTGAATAAACTCGTAATAAGGGGTATTACCAATAGAAGTATCTGGCATACTTATGAATTGTCTAGATAAGGCATTTTTCTGGTATTCTGGCATAGACGAACGAGAACGCGCTGGACCATAGTTTATACCTTCAGTTATGTAATCATTCACGGGCTTTCTCACGGTAGGGTAATAACACGATTGTGGCCTATCTGGTCTGTCTACGTAGTCTGACATGAGCACGTTACCCATTGGATTATCTCTCGTAGGAACGAGACACTCTTTACCAATGTTATTATATGCCGTAGTTGGTCTAATAGAATTATCCTTTACCATATTGGATTTTTCCATTATATAAAGAACACCGAGTGCAGTAGCACCCAAAACGAAAATACGAGGATCTCTGTTTATGAGATAGACTATACATGTCGCATAAATGATAAAACGTGCCGATGCATTAACACGTTCTGCTGAAGATTGTGTTTTTGACGGCCAAAATTCGAGGACTTTATCTGTACGAATCAATTGTTTTGGATCTTCAAACCAAGATGTCATTTATATATATTGACTTTATTTTTTCAACATACCACCTAACATACCTTGCATGGTTTTCATGAGTGCACTTTCATCTAATTCCGAACCGTCGTCTTTCATTTTGTCTGCGCACTGTTTAGCTACATTTTCAATCATGGAAAGTGTGTCTTCTGGAATAGAACTGATAGTTGTACCGAGCATGTACAAAGTTTGAACATACTGCCAAATAGCATCTTTTGTGTTTTGTGAACACGAGGACCAGTGCTTTTCGAGATTTACATCTTTCATGAAATCCAAGTTTTTAGATTCGTTTATGAAAAAGGTATCGTCTTTAGCGGAAATTTTATCCGCGAACGGCGTAACGCTTGCCATAAATCCATCAACTACTAACCGGGGGTTCGTCTCTTTCATTAAATCGAAAGCCGATAAGCATTTCTTCAAGCCTTTTTCTTCTGGAAATGTCTTGTGTAATTCCACAAGAAATTGGCCCATCATTTCGTTAAATGCAGATACAGATGTCATTTTTATACTGTAAGTGTGTATTATATCTTTAAGTAAATAAAATTAAAAAGGTTCAGTTGATATAGTTTCCTTCTTACCTAAACCATTCGTAACAATAAAAAATACTAAAATTGCGTTGAGTGCGGCTGGTTTCGCGTATGCACTCACGGGAAGCTTACCTTCGTTATTTAATCTCGCTTTAAAGTGTATGTACCCAGCTGTTAGTAAAGCGGCAATTATACCGGCCCACGCGGGATCTCTCAAATAGTCTTCAAACTCCATTTATCTAATAGTAGCCAACTTTTTTTGCACGAGTTTCAGATGCGTCTGGAAACAAAACCCCTTCTTCCTCTCTTTCTTGTACTGGAGGTGGAGCGGTATTTATAGTCCTGAACTCGTTATCTAAAGGTGACGTTCGTGGTTGTTGTGGTTCTTCTCCCATTGGTTGTGGTTGTGGTTCTTCTTCCATTGGTTGTTGTGGTTCTTCTTCTCCCTCCATTGGCTGTTCGAACGGTTCTTCTGAAGTTTCTTCCATACCTTCTTCACCTTCTTCGAGAATGT